AAGGAGATCTTCCCCACAGTAAAGATCGCCAAGGGCATCAACTCAAACGAGTATTGGAGTATTGATTGGAAGTTCGCCGGAATCCGGACAGCGGGTGAAGAAGAGTTCACGGTCTGTTGTGCAGGTCTCAAAGGTGCCGTGACCTCCAAGCGTTCACACCTTTGCATCATCGATGACGCGATCAAGAGTGCGGACGACATCAAGAACCGGGACATCCGCCAGGCAATGGAGGATAACTGGAATTCAGTCATCGTCCCAACCATGTTCGAAGGTGGGCGTGCGATCTGTCTAGGAACCCGCTTCCGTCATGACGACATCCACAACTCCACGTTCATCCCAGCCAACGACTGGGTGCAGATCGTTCAGTCTGCAATCTCCGTCGACGGAAACGGAGACGAACAGTCCTATTGGCCTGAGATGTGGTCCCTTGATTATCTGCGCGACCGACGTCGTCAAGCCCCCATCGCCTTCAGCTTTCAGTATCAAAATCAGGTCGTACAAACGAGCGAGCTTTAGCTCTCCCCTGACCTAATCGTCAAAGGACCAATCTCCAAAGAGTTCGACTGCATAGGCGTCGGCGTTGACCTTTCCGCCGGAGTTCGTGAACGTAACGACTACACGGTCTTCGTAATGGGTGGGCGAGTGGGAGGGAAGATTCACATTATTGATTGCAAGCGATTGAGGATCATGGGGAACCTCGAAAAACTCGATGCAATCATGGAAATGATGGAGGAATGGGGGATTGTCCATAAAGAACGAGATCAGTACTTCCCCACAGGTAATACAGTCGAAATCTGGTCAGAAGCAGTGGCATACCAGGCTTCGCTGGAGGCTGACTTCAAAAGGATTTGTCAAGGAGAGCATGGACTCTACAACCTGAACTGGCATCCGGTCAAAGGATTCAGGGGCGACAAAGTTGCACGTTTCCGGGGGATTATGGGTCTTTTCGAGCAACGGAAAATAATTTTCAATAAATATCGCAAGTTCCAGGCACTCACAGATGAGATTGTGAATTTTGGCGTCAGCTCACACGATGACTGTGTCGATGCTCTTGTCTGGCTCTGCAACGGACTAATGACACGAGGAAAACTAGAGTTAGAGTATTGACGATTTAAACTATAGATATTCCACGCGATGTCTCCCAGTTACTTTGAAGTAGAACTTGAGCAAGATGCTTATGGTTCTGCCATCTTGCCTCTACCGGATGAACTTTGTCACGACATGGCTCTGCAACCGAACGAACGTTTCGATGTGGAAGTCGAGGACGGCACAATTATTTTCAAAAGGTTGGAAGCTGGGTACGATATTGATCAGTAGACCTTTTAAACAGAATGGGCGATAGTGCTAAATCACAGCTTGACTCTATCCTCAAGTCGGTAGTTTCACGCGACAGTACAGGCCCTGCGGACACCATGCTGGTGAACGCCCACCTGTCCCAAATGAAAATGTTTGGGATCCGCCAGGGTGTGGAGTTCTATCCGATGCAGGATAATTTCGGGACCCAGCGTTACGACTTCATTCAACAGGTAATTAAGTTCAACAAGCTTGACGCACGTCTGGACTCAATCTGGGATAGATTTCTTGCTTACGGCAAAGGCCTTTTTTATATCCGACCTACACAAAAAACTTATCGAATTTACTGGTTTGATAAGGATTCCTATCGTACTTACTATTCTCCCGAAGGCGATTTAGAAGAAGTAATCATCATCTATCCTTATAAAGTCAAGTCTTCACGTGGCTTTGGGGGTGTAGGCCTAAATACTGATAAGCGCTATATGCGTCTCCGCATCACGGCAGAGACCATTGAGGAGAACCATAGCGAACAGGAGATCAGCTTCGATAATCCTGCAATGGACTTTCCTTTCACGGAAAAGAAAGTTCTTAAAAACACCATGGAGTTCATTCCATGTGTCGAAGTTCTGAACAACCCTGATGCATTTGGCACTGAGGGTTCTGGTGAATTCGAGTGGCTGGCGAATCAGATCGTTGCTCATGATGAGATGGTCAAGAATATCAGGGCAAACCTGTCGTTCTTTGGAAACCCCACACTGCTGTCGTCGCGGCCAAAGCAAGACATTGTAGAAGCAGATGGTGGCGACACACCCCAACGTCCAAGCATCTCAAGTCAATCTGGCTTTGAATCCGAGTTTTTCTTATCCAGCTCTACTTTCAAGCAAGATAACGTAACTCGTAATTCCCCTGGTTACATCGGTAAGCCGGGATCGGGAATGCGTGTCCCCAGGGTCATCGCAAACCTCGAGCCGACAGACCGAGTTGGTTTTATTACACCTAATGCTGTCAGCACCGATCAAGCGCGTTACGCCGAGCAGCTAAGAAACGAGATCCGACTGGCGCTAGGCGGGATCGATGATCTGAGCATTACCAATGTCACTGCAACTGAATACAAGTCGGCGTATGGCCGTGTGAGTGCAACTGCCAAGAAGAAATGCTTGCAACTTTATACATACGGGATTAATAGGTGCCTGGAGTTGATTATCTTCCAGGAAGAGCAGATTTTCCGTAAGTCACTTGCTTATGAAAGTGGCATCAAATACCCGGAGCTTCCTGAAGAGCCTGACGATAAAGCACTTGAGAAATATGAGCGTGCGAAGGCTAGATACGAGAAAAAATTACAAGCTGCAATTGACAAAGCAATTGAAGAGCAAGAAATCCCAGATGGAGTTCTTGGTCTCGCCCCGGATGGTGATAGAACTGTCCTCTGGCGCTGGTTGGGGCCTGTGTATGAAGATACAACACAGGATAAACTCAACCAGTCTATTTTCACCAGAAACTTGCAAGAGTTAGGTGTTGATAGCATTGAAGCACTGAAGTATCTAGTCCCTTCTAAAACGGATGATGAGATCGCGGGCATGCTCTCCGGTTTCCCATTCCGTGTGGTAGGGGAAGTACAGAGGGCTTACTCCGCGTTCATTGATCTAATCAATCAAGAAATGCGGACACCACATCCGCAACAGCCAAATCTCCCAATGGCGGCGGATCCGAGACTTGATCTCACCCCCTTCCTTTATCGCACACTCGAAAGCCTACAAAAAGAGGTAACCTATGCAGGCCGATACCGCAATGCCGACCCAATCGGCACCCCAAGTATCCCCGACCCAACCGACCAGCTACGCGGCACCGGCACAGACGGCGGCCCAAGCTCCGGTGGTTTCGACCAATCAGCAATGGGTGGCACCTTACCAACAGGTGACGGCCCCAGCCCCGCAAATGCCGGCCCAGATGGCAGCCCAAGCGCCGGTCTCAACCCCTACTCAGTACAGCTCCCAAGCACCCCAGGCGCCCCAACAACAGGACAACCCTTACAAGGAAGCGTTCAACCGGGTGGTGGGACTCCTGAGTTCGCCCGTCCAATTCCCCAACCTGGCTCAACAATCGAGTCAGACCCAGGGAATCGACCCGGCCAGCTACGGTTCCCAACAAACAACCCAGTTCAACAACCTGGGGACGCAGACCTCTACGCCTGGGATCAACAACAACCCGGCATTTTCCAGCAACTCTTCCCAAACTTCGCTGGAAATTACCCCGGACCAGCTCCGGGCAAACGGAGTAAGCGAGGCAAGTCTTGAGGTTATCGATCACTTCGGCCCTGATGCCGCTGCGATCGTTAACAAGTATGCCTGTGACGTCGAGGATGCCCTCATCCAGACCAACCAGCAGCTGATCCAAGCTTGTGAACTGCTTCAGGAGCTCTCTAACGAGCACAAGGCCTATGAGTCCATCCTGACTGACCCTGACATCCTTGCCGACTACACCTGTGAGTTCTTCGGCGAGAATGGCCCTCACCCTGTTGCTGACGAGCCCGCTGCTCCTCAAATGCAGGCCATTGGTCAACAGTTCCAACAGCAGGCCGCTGCTCCTCAGCAGGTCGCCCCTCAGCGCCCTCAAATGCCTGTCCCTCCCCAGCCCCAAGCTCAAGCCAACGCTGGTGACTTCTGGAACAGCTTCGGCAACCTGGCCGACCGTGACCCCGCCAATGCCTGGCGCTATCTGAACACTGCTTCTCAGAACCCTGAGGTGTTCCGTAACAAGCTCCTGGTTATGGAGTGATAACTGTATATATACAGTTCTAGAATAGGGGGTAGGTCAAACTGCCCCCATATTTTTTATTTAACATGGCAAAAAAGAAGGCAGGAGCAAGAGAAAAAGCTGATAAGTTTCTGGCGGCAATCGGTACAGCTGGTGGTCCGATTGGTGCTCCCGGTCTTGTTCAGTTTGGTGCTGGCGACACTTCGCGTCAGGTCATGTCTGGCAATGTCGATGAGTACGCTGCCATTCGAATGCAGGACATGCAAACACAGGTTGGAAACCCTAATGCTCCTCAGCCCCGGATGCCTCGCGATCTCGATAACTCTTATCTCAAGCTCAATCTTCCCGGTTCTCCTCTGCCAGCTAATGGCCTGTTAGCTCCCCGTGGTGTTAGCCAGGCTGACATGATCCAGGACCAAATCGGCATGCAAATGCAATACGCACTGATGCCAAACATGCCTGTCACTGGTCAATTGCCAGTGGGATATCCTCCTATGCCTAATCAAAAAGGAAAGAAATGATGGACACTAAGAAACGCCAGAAAGCAGTTGAACTTGCCATGATGGCAAAGCTGATGGCTGATGCGTCACCCATTAATCCTGAGATCCAGGCCATGGCCCCTGCATTGCAGCCGGCTGACGGTTTAATTAACCCATATGCCCGCATCGGTACTGTGCCTGCCAACATGTACAGCCCTGGCAACATGATGGACGGTTCACCGTTGGGTGAAGCCCGTGCAGTTGCTCGTGAATTGATGCCTTGAGTAAATATCATAGGAGCTTCAAGTAATGGGTGCAGCAAAGGGTGAGAAATTACAGAGAAAGGGACAAGCGGGTAAATATTTCCATTCGGGTGTAAGAGGGCATGCTGAGTTTATGCATGACCTTTTGCAACCAGCAAAAGATGTTGAAAAAGAAGAACAGCAGAGAATGGCTGGTGAAGCACAAGAATTAAAACAGGCTCCCGCACCACAAGCGCCTGCTTTCGAACCAGTTGGAAGGTATCGCAAGGTAGGTGATTTCAGGAATTTTCGCTGAGACTTAAATAACCAGATTGATAAAGCATTGCTATAATTTTTTGTAATGGAATGAAAATTTCCATATTCCGAGGATTTTTGTCCTCAAGTATCAGCGCCTAAAACTTAGCTGAGAAACTATTATGTTCATCGATAACGACTTTCCCAAGCTGTTGGGTGCGGAACTGTACCGCCCCCACCCGGCTTATGTCGTGGAGATGGCTTGCGAGCCCGTCGTAGTCCACGACTTCACCAAGCAGCCTGGTCAAACCGTGCAGCTGGATCGTTACCGCTTCTTCGGTAACCCCGGCACCAAGACCAGCCGCGAGCGTACCCAAGACCAGACGATCGGTACTGCCAACAGCCGTTCCATCGTTAAGGACAAGGTGCTTGTGTCTCTGCGTGAGTACACCGGCCCTGCGGATCCGAATAACACCAACCTCCCGAGCACCTTCAAGATTGCTCGTGAGACCCTGATGACCGCTCAGCGTCTTCTGCTGGACACCGGGAACCTCAACATGTTCCACCAGTCCATCGGTTCGCTGACCCTGCTCGACGACTATCGTCGCTGGCGCGATCGTGTGTTCCTGGACGAGCTGTTCAAGGCTGAGTCTCGTGGTCAGTCCGGCGACACCCAAGGCGGCTACTACTATCCCAACGACCACACCAAGACTGGTGTCACCGTTGGTGCTTACACCGCAACCGAATACGCCTCTGAGCGTTTCAAGTTCAACGTTAAGACCGACCTTCTGAACGTTGTTAAGAGCCTGCGCAAGCGCAACGTTCCTGTGTTCCAAGACGGTTACTACCGTTGTATCGCTGATCCTTCCTTCATGAAGGACCTGCGTGCTGACCAGGGCTTCCGTGAAGTGGCTCGTTATCCTGGCATGGGCGCCCCCAACCCTCTGATGGGTATGGCTGCTCCTAACGCTGCTCTGTTCCAGGGCGGTCAGTATGGCCAGGCTCAATTCGTGGCTGGAGAGCCCGTCATGCCTTCCGGCTTCGTGTTCGAGGGTGTGCGTTTCTTCGAGACCACCAACATGCCCAGCAAGACTGCAACTGTTGACATCGGTGATGGTTCTGGCGCTGTTGCAGGTCGTTCAACTCCCCCTGGACTGTTCTTCGGTCCTCAGGCAGTTGGCGTTGGTATCGGCGGCCCGAATGCTCAGGTCCTGATCAACAACAATGACGACTTCAGCCGCTTCATCATCTTGATTTGGCAGCTGTACGCCGGTTTCGCGAACCTGAATAAGGACTTCGTGACCACCGCCTTCACCATTACTGAGTGATAAAGGAGGTACGTAACTAATGGCATCTTACACTGCTGAAAAGGGCGCGATTCTGCAGCCCGGTAACCAAATCAACCGCCTGTCCTCCTACAACACCGAAGGTGTTTTTGGCTGGCCTGGCTTCGAGCTCTACGAAATGGTTGGTTATGTCAAAGTGACCAACCTGGCCGCTGACAAAGCTGACAACAAGAGCTTCAACCTGACGGTTCCTTCTCCCGACCGTCGCTCCAGCGACCGTGTGCGCGATGACCGCACCTCCCTGGTGGTCCAAGCTGACGCCGATCGTCCCGCTTACATCTACAGCGCTTCGATTGCAATCGGCCAGGACATTCCTTCCGCTGGTGAGCCTTCCTATCCTGCTACTCCTCTGACTGCAGATATCGACGGCACCAACACCGAGATCCTGCTGTTCGGTCCCGACAACAGCGGTTCTCCCTATGGCGTCCCCGCTACCCAGGCCAACGGTCTGGCTGCTGCTACCGCCATCACCACCGCATTCTCCTCAGGCACCATCGCCCAGGGTGAATCCGACGTTTCCGTGGCAGAAGCACCCTTCTGGACCTCCGTTACCACCGCCGGTATCGATGACCAGGACGCTGCAAACGCCATGATGTATCGCGTCACCGCTGACACCACCTTCAAGGTGTACAACGTCAACGCTGTGACCTCCACCTCCGTGGACGGCGACGGTGTCTTCATCAGCTCTGCTGACAAGGACGCTGGCAAGGCCGCTTACATCATCTGCCGCGTTAACTACCTCCGTCCTGCTGCTGCTACCTCCTTCATGGACATCGTTGGCAGCCTGGACTTCGCCTCCCAAGTGGGCGGTAACGACGAGTGATAATTTCGCTCTGATAT